AACAGAAAATAATGGATAGTTATCAGAGTCAGTTGTCATTTGTAAAGCTGGGCCATTCGATACATTGGAATCTGCTCCATTTATGGATAATCTACCACCACCAACTCCACCATGTGGTATTGATACAGTGCCTATACCTAATTTATCAGCAAAATGTCCAGCACCAAACGAACCAGTTATAGTCGATGAACCACTTATTGCAGTACTTGTAAAAGTTGCTACTGTTCCGCCACCTCTTTTTATTATTGTATCCCCATCGGCATCTATAACAGTAGCATATCCGTTACCACTTCTATTTTTAAATACAATTGTACTTGAATCTCTTTCTAATGAAAATAACTCACCACCACTACCGTGAAATACAAAAGCTGGTTGACTAAAATTCGACTTTAACACCGCATCGTTTGTATTCCAAATAATTTGGTCATTCTGTTGAAGTTTTATATTACCATCAATTTCTAATTTTTCACCTGGTGTCGTAGTATTGATACCAACGTTTCCTGTCACTATATTAGCATTTAAAGGCCCAACTGATAAAGCACCAAACGAGCCAGTTGAGGTTGATGAACCACTTATCTGTGTTGAACCTGATAATGTTAATAGATTAGTATCATCTTGTGTTCCCAATTGTAACATTGAGTTAAATCTTGGGTAAACAGTTACAGCACCATATCCACTCCTACCCAATCTTAAATTTTCAACTTGAAAATCAAAAGTTCCAGAACCACCTGAATGTGCAATATCTGTTGGTAAGTATGCTTTTAATCCAGTGCTACTAAGATAAAAACCTTGACTTCCGTTTGAACCCAATACATCTATAGGGCCTCTTGGAGTTGTGGTTTGGATTCCTAATTTATCAGCAACATGAACTTCACCAAACGAACCAGTTGAGGTTGATGAGCCACTTATCCTATGTAGATTATTCAAATCATTTTTAAGAAACTTTCCAGCCTTATCGTTATATATACCCATGTTTGAATGTTGGGTGCAATAATAATAAAGAAAGTTTGGAGTGACCTTGGTAACCTTTATTTCCGTGTACGCACCTTTAACACCTGGTACTCCGTGAACCGTAACATTTGTTGTGTAGGCCGAACCACCACCCCAAGTTCCGTTATAGGTCGTACTAAACCTAAACGGATGGTTGGTATTTGTGCTATCTGATTGGTCGAACCTATAGGTTTTACCCTCACTCAAAGTAAGGTCAGGTGCAATTCCACCTAAAAACACATATTTATTTCCTTGAGCTGTACTTTGGACGACAACCCTTATAATCTCGGTATGGTCACCGATTATATTACCATTACGAACTAAAAGTTCATGGTCGAGTATGTTTTTACCTATGTATTTTGGATTGCTCATACTATGTTATTTCCAATATACTTGCGAATACATCAATTGATGAGGTTTGTGAAGCCTGTGTTTCCAATTTATCCGATACACCGAGGTTTATTGGTTTCTCGATAACCACAGTCGAATCAGCTGGTACATCCACGGTCTTCAGTATAAATCTTCTCGTGTTAAAATTTGCGCTACCGCTTATCGATACGTTAATAGTCTCATCATTCACCCCATCCACATTACTTAAATACATGGCATGGACAACAGCTGATGTTGCTGCCGGACATGTATATAATGTCTGTATCGTTGTTGTTGAACCACTTGCTGCACTTATAAATGTGTTAGCCATTATTATCCTCCAAATACTATTGCCATCGCCGTGGCGTGGTCTATTACTGATGTACCTTGTTCAAAAATTCTACCACTAGAATTTAAATCACCAGAGGTCTCAACACTACCGAAAGAACCAGTGAAACTAGAACTACCACTAATGTTTCCATCAACAAATAATTTTTTATTATCCCTATCGAGATTTAATATTGTTGCACTACCAGAACTAATAATTAATGCATTCTGGTCACTCGTATTTATTTCTACGGTTTTTAAAACCGAACCATGATTAAAGTTATCGTATAGTTGTAGGGCAGACGTTCCACCAGTGGTGGTTAATAATCTTACTAGATTCGTATTATCATTTTGTCGTATATTTAAATCAACTGACGGCCCTTTTAAAATCGCTGAACCACTTATTGTGGTCTGACCCTCTATCGTGGTTTGTCCGATTAGGTTTTGCGTCGAACCTGATATTACATAAGAACCAGATAATCTTGTGGATAATTGTTTACTCTTTAGTATTGCCATTTATATCCTTTTTTTCTCGCCTCCACAAACTCATCAAACGACAGGTTTGGTTTCGTTACTTCTAATAAATATCTATCGTATGACCTTTTGAACTGACCGATAGAAATTTTTTGTTTATGTTCAACTGATTTCGGTTGTTGCATTTTTTCAATCGTTTCCATTGTCAATTTTCTATCCATCTGTGCACATGATTTACAGACACTATTGTTACCAACTGCTCTATCAAAAGAATCTTTTCTAGTGTAGGTCAAGATTCTCGTACAAGATGGACACTTTCTATTTTTTCTATCCTTCCAATGTCTTTTCCTCATACCTATAAATATAACAAAGTAGTAAAAGAAAAGTGGTATTATGAATTAAATTTTCCCCAACCTACAACTTCATCATCACCAGACAAAACATAACCAACATTTGATGTATCTATCTTTAACAATAGAGACGAACCGACTTGCTGTATATCCACCCCATCGTTTTCAACAATCACCCCATTGATAAAAAACATGAAATCATTTTTCGTGGTTGATGTAAAACCAGATGGTGCTGACGCCGTCACCGCGTTAAAGCTAGATGTCGTTGAACTGATGAAACTACCGGTATGGGGAAAACACTTTCTCTGATAAGTCTGAAAACCCTCATATCCTATATTGTCTATATAAGTCTTACCAGCTCTTTCTGTCACAACATCTTGTGTGCTGTTATCGGATAAAGCGGTGTCATTCGAAATATTTTGAATTGTTCCATTATTCAGAACGATGGAACCAGAAGATAATAAACTACCTGAGATTTTATGAGTGTCATCTACTGAGTCCCCAAATAGACTCGAACCACTATCGAATATTGTGAATGATTGAGTCTGTTGTGATTCTATTTTTGAAGCAGTCGTTGCTCCTAATACCCTCATATCGTTACCGACTGTCAACGTTGTACTAAGTGTCAAATCACCCAATAGATTTATTGAACCAGTCATTGCATTCGGTGTAATTATAAATTGATTTATTTGGAATTCTTGACTCGTTGGTGTTACCGTTAAAAACAATGGTTGAGATGTCACACTCACATCATTACCGATTGATATATTTACTAATTCACGTGCCTCTGCTCTTAGTAATTGGTTGTCTTGATTTATCGTTACACCCGTTCCTTGTTTAGGTACGAAAGCCTCTCTGAATATATTAGCCATAATCTATGAGTTGAATTTTCCGATTGCTAATATTTCATCATCGGATTCTAGTTCATAACCTATACTATCGTTATCAACCTTGAGTAAAAATGTTGAGGCAGCCTGCTGAATTGATAACGCATCATGTTCCATGTATTGTCCGTTTATAAAAAATACAAAGTCATTTTTCGATGTAGCAGTCAAACCTGTAGGTGCTGATGCCGTGACAGCTGTAAAACTAGCAGTTGATGGAGTAGTTATTGATGTCGATGTTTTGAAAAATTGTTTTCTCAGATAAGTGTTAGGAGTAGATACTTGGTCATCAACATATCCTCTAATTGCATTTTCCGTAACCAAAGCTGTTGCACTATTATCGGATAAACCTGTGTCATTTGATATCTCAGTTACCTCGTAGTTGTTCAACGATAAAGAACCAGACATCTGAACACTACCGCTGAATTGATGAGTATCATCCGCGGTGTCACCGAATATTGTAGAACCACTAGCGAAGATGATAGACGCTGAAACAAATTCGGTATGAAGTTCTCTCACGGTTAGTGTTCCGTTGACCGTTGTATCGCTATTGATTGTTAAATCACCTGTAGTCGTCAATGAACCTAGAATTGATTGACTGCCTGTAATCTGTTGGTCTTTAAATGTTGTACTACCTAGAACCAACGAACTTGCCGATACAGCGTTGAACACTACGTTCGATGTTGTTTCAACGGGTTGACCTATTGCGATTGTTAAATCCACCCTGCTACCACCATCGAATTCAATTCCATTCGGCGTCAAAGTGACACCAGTCCCTTGATTGAAAACTATTGGGTTTGCAGTCGATACACCTAAATCCCCTTCAGCTGGTTTACTGAAAACACTTACGTCGTCAGGTGCTTCACCAGTGAACTGACCCGCGATTCCTACATTATTAGTGACCGCGACATCTGTCTCTGCACCAAAAATTACTTTCTTCGGTGTTAAGAATTTTTGAGTCGTAGACCTATGGTCAAAGTTACCTTTAGGTAATAAATAACCTCTAAGAGTTACAGTAAAATTAGTTCTGACTATTCTCTCGGTGTCACTAACTTCTGTGGCGTCTGTAAATGTATCTATACTTGTCCTAAATCTCATCTTATCAGGATGACCCCAATAAGCACCATCGGAGTAAACAACTCTCTCAACTATTTTATTCATTTGTTCTATATAGGAAGTCCAAATAATAAAATCATATTGTAATGTAACATAATCAGGTAACATCACATTATAGTATTCTCTTTGTGGTAACAACCCTATTTGTTGAGAAAAATTATCATATCTATTTTCTTGGGAAAACTTCTTTTCGAAAGTATAGAAAATGTTAGGATTATTAGCATCCAACTTATCTTGTGGTATACTTTGGTCTTTCTCAATACTTGTTCTTCTATATGCGATAACTGGTGTAATAATTTGTCTTTTTTTATCACGCATGAAACCGTCACGTTTTATTGCTTTCCACCTTTCAGGTGACGCGTACATTATGGGTACTTTGGTGTTTTCTCCATTGTCATCTACCGATGGTTGAATAACTTCATCGAAGTATGAAATTATCGCACTATCCATATCCATTAGAGTCACTTCAGGATTCTTTACTTTTTCATCTTTTCTCGTGTATAGATATCCTCTGTTCAGTACTCTTTGTTTTCTAGGTAAAGGTTTACCTGATGTCGTCCTTGTACCTCTCATTAAATACTCCTAACTCTTTCGATATTTAAGTGTGATATTCTAATTAAATACGTGTTACATACAACAGAGTGATTGTAGTCTGTCTGTCCACCAACCAATTGATTTTCATTTATTGAAGAAATTTCCCAATATCCATTGTTCCAATTGATAACATCTCCTATCTCGACAACAAAATTTATGTCGACCAATGATTGTCTGATAAATGAAAACTCGGCGTTTTGTTGTAAATCAGGTCCAAATTCATCTGTGGTTGTTGTCTGGTCTTCGGCGTTTACCAAAGCGACAATTTGAACACCTGGTTTGAAAACCTTTCCTTGAGATGTTTCACCATACATGTTGACTTCGGTATCAGTCACCGATACCTTATAGATAATGACCGGTTGATTTATTATACCATCTTGTTCAGTAGATAAATTACCGACTAATTCTTTGTTGAATTTATCAAAGGTGTCGATGTCTTTTTGTGAATAAAAACGACTTGGCATTATTTTATCCTATATAAATTGGATACGGAACTTTTTGTAATTTTTCTTGTAAAAATTCTGCTTCATCCTTATCTGCTTCTAAAAGTGCTTTTCGACTCGTCTGTTCTAACATTTCTCTGAGTTGTGTAACCAATGTTTCCTTCTCGGCAGAAGCTTCAGCTCTAAGGGTGTCACCATCCAAACTTGTGTCCGAGTTTGGTATAGGTATTGTACCATATTTACCTCGTATTATACCCAACAGTTCCTTACAGAGAGCCAAACCATATTTTTTAATCCATTGTTTACCAACATCGTTGATAAATTTGAACTCCATGTTGTCATACGGAACATTAGAAAAGTCTGATACTGTATCAGCTGAACCACTATATTCGGTAATCAACGGATTATCTCTCTCACTAGTTACCACGTAATCAAAATATACCGTTCTGTCCTCTTCCGGATCTGGAAATATTCTTAATTTATTATTTACTAACGAAAATGTATAAGCTGATTTTCTAATCGAATCATTCAACTCGATGGCTTGAACCCTAAGTAGGTCTTCGAATAATGGCATCAATGTAAATGATACCGCTGGTGAATATTTACCAAAACCAAATCCCTCGACCATGTTGATTGTCCCATAACCCGTTGTTGCGTAAGGGTCGAAAAATCTTTGCATCGCTGGTGTTGCTTCGTAGTAAACTCTTTTTACTTCAATTGAGCCACTTGTACTACCATCTACAAACAGTTTATTTAAGTCATACTCCTGACTACCACTCGTGACGTTGATAGAACCTTTTTTAATGTCGATGTTTCCACCAACTTGAGCCTCTGTACCGTATTGTTTTGATAATGTTATAGTTCTACCAAACGTTGGTGTCACCTTTTTGTGAGTCACATTAGAACCAGTTGCTTGACCAGTCAGATGTAATAAATTATCTTTTATATTGAATTGATTTACTTGCGCGGAGTATTCTGTGATTGACTCCTCGTAACAAGCGTAAAATTGACCCTCTTGTAATTCGACTGACATTATTGGATAACCTAATCTTCTTGCCGCCCAATCGGCGAACCTATCAACAGAATGCACACCTGAACCTGAAAAATCGGTATCGTTATCGTAGAAACCATAGGGTGTTTCTCCGACGGCAAATGAACTACTACCTGGCCAAATCGCTTCTTGTGCCATGAAAATCTCCTAAAATTAATTACATTTATTCATTAATAAATATTAAGAGCATAAAAAAAGGGGAAGTTAGACTTCCCCTTTTTATATCGTACCTAAGTACTATCTCAACCAATATTAAACGTAGTTAACATCAGCAACGATTACCTTACCGTAGAACTCTGGTCTCACGATTTTCTTAGCGTAACGTGTCATTACACCTTTACGTGGAGTAAAGTTCTTAGGGTCGTATACAAGAGGAGTCATAATTAACGGTACATATGGAGCGTAGACCGCACCTGTTTCGAGGAAGTTACTTCCACGAAAACCTACCAAGATTACATTCTCGAACTGATAAGGGTTCTTATAGACTGTAAATCTATTGTTAATTAAACCTGCCTTCTGTACACCCATAGCATACTGAGTCTTTGTAGAATCAGCATCACTATCTGAACTATATCCTGGTATTGACTCAAGGATTGTAGCGACTTCAGGACTTACTACGATGAAGTTTGCACCACCACGTAGGGTCTTCTGATGAATCGCATTAGATACGGACTGTATCTTGTTACCTAGAGTTTGAAACCACTCACCCTTTGAGTAAGCGTTTGATGCACCAGATGATTCAGCAAAAAGAGTACTTACAGGATCGTATTCGTATCCGACTCTTGTGCTCCAACGTTCTGTCTTCGCATTAGCGTTTAGATAAAGCATGTCTAGGATTTCTAAGTCGATTTCCATAGAAACGTACTCACTAAGTAGTGAAGTAAGTTCTGCTTCAGCGTCTACACTATGGTAAGCATTAAGGTCTTGAGCAAGCTCAGGAGTCCATACTGCTTTTAACTTACGTGTTTTCGCAACGATAGCGATTGAACGCATTGATATATCGATTTCTGGTATATCAATATCGGTTTCAGGATTTGCACTAACACCAGCTGATGAAGCTTCAAAGTCACCACGAGTGATGTCTGTTGGTTGCTTATGAAACAGTACTGATGCTGTCTGACCTGCGGATATACTTCCTTCGTCTACGATAAATCGTATGTGAGAAGCACCTGCATCAGATGGATTAACTTCGTTTCCGTCCGAACCATCTAATACTTTGTTATATGCAGGATAGTAAGCAGTCAAAGCGGATGAAGCTGTTATTTCAAAAGCTTTGATACCTTCTAAATCAGGATTTGTAAGTGTTGATATTGGAATATCATAGAATTTAAGATTATCCAATGAGCTAGATAAATCTGGCTCAAAATCAACATCGGCCCAACTAACTGAACCGGTTAAGGCTGCTACAGCCTGAGCAGTACCAGTGAAGTCATTGATAGAATATCCTGACCTACCAGCTCCGTAGAGACCACCGCTTGGGTCAGCATCTGAACCAGAAGTAACACCGAACACTTGTTCACCGTCACTAAATCCAGCCTGAGCTGATCCGTATTTAAAATCAAGATAGAAAATAAGTCCACTTGGTAGATTCATAGGTTGAACACTTACGAACTCCTGAGCTGCTAACTCACCAAAGATTTTTCTAACCAATGGGAGTGCAACACCAGACCATTCTTCAGAGTTAGCGGAAGTACCTGTGTGACTAGATTCGTCGATTAACTGACGAGCCTGGTTTTCAAGAAGTACTGCCATACCACTTACTTTTTGCTCTGTGCTCAAACCTTCTAACAAGCCAGTGGGTTCCCACTTCTTGATTAAACCACGAGTTTCCTCTTGTCGCTGCTTGTACGGATTATATCCATCCATCAATTTCTCGACTGCTCCGAGGTTTTTATGATTTGACATTTAATTTCTCCAATTATGTCTTAAAGAATACCAGCCAACTTCTTAAATCTGTCTCTCAACTCATGTCCTTCAGAAATTACTTCCTGTTTTTCAGACTTAGTAGAGGCTACAGGCTTAGAAGCCGAACCTTTTGATTCTTTAATTTCAGTTTTTTTGTTATTTCCAAAAGACTCAGCTAAAGTAGAGTAAACTAATTTAACTTCACGAAGGTTATGTGCTCTATCAAAAGTTTCCACAACTTTCATCTTCTGGTCATTATTTAGACCAAAAGAACGAAATAGTTTATTTGTGAAAAGTAGTTTTGCGTTGAGCAAATTCACTTCGTTGAGTTTGGAACGTAGATATTTTACGACATTGCGATGCTCATCCAAGTCAGACTGCAATTTGGATACTTCATTTTTCTCCTCTTCATCGTCATCCTCTTCTGTTAATGCTTTTACAATCTCTTCAAGGTCAATATCTTCTTCGACTTCGTCCTCATCTTCATGAGCTCCTTCGTTAACAGATTCGAATTTAGCTGAACCGGCTTTACCAATATCAGTTGAATCACCAGCTTTTTTATCGAGTTTGTTATCACCAGAACCTATGTTAGAAGATACATCGTTTTCATCAAGGTCTTCATTCTTTTCATCATCATCATCGTCTTCATGTTCGCCTTCTTCGATTTCATCGACTTCATTGACATCTTCCTCTTCAAGTTCTTTCAAGATTTCATCAAGGTCAAGGTCTTCATCCATATCATCTTCGTCTTTATCACCGTGCATACCCTCTTCAGGATCTTCGTCGTCTTCTTTTTCAGACACGACAGGTGCATATTTGACTCCATCAATTTCGATAATACCTTCATCGACATCTTCTTCATCGTCTTTTTCATGAGCTCTCTCTTCTACATCATCATCTTCTTTCTCATGTGCTCTTTCTTCAACATCATCATCTTCTTTTTCATGAGCTCTTTCTTCGACATCGTCACCTTCTTCGCTTCTCTCTTCACCTTCTTCGCCTCTCATTGAACCTTCTTCTTCACGGTCATCCTCGTGTTCACCTTCGTCAACTTCGATTTCCGATTGAATTTTCTTTGAAAGCATAGATTGTAGTCTAGGAGTGAAAGCCTCTTCGAGTGCAATTTTAGCATTTTCTAAAGCAGTTTCACGAACAGCTTTAGCATCAGCAATGGCATCTTTTAAAAGATCATCCATTATTATTTCTCCATTTGGAATTAATATAGTTATTAGGAACTATAATAGAATTACATTCATGATTACACTACAAGATGGTCGAAAAGACCGTAGTGTATTTGTTTTTTGTATATATAAATATACAGAAAATTAATTTTCGATATGATTTTTTTGCCTAAGTCTAGCTTTCGCTTTTTTTTCTTTACGTTTGGTTGATTTCTTAGTGTAAAACTCTCGTTCCCTTAATTCAACCAATAACTTAGACTCTTTAACCTTTTTCTTAAATTTACTTATAGCTTTCTCGTAATTATTTTTATAAACCTTTACGTAAATCAAGTATCCTCCTAATCAGTCTCGTTGTCTGCTTTATAGTTTTTATCAACATAGTTGAAGAATTTTTTCTTTTCATCATCATCTAAATCCGCTGGAGATTTAATACCAAACTTTTTCATCGCCTTTTGAAAAAACTCTTCATATGCATTCTCTTCAATATCGTAAGTCTCTACATCATCGGAATCATGTCCGTAGACGTGGGTTTCTCCTATCTCATAGTATCTACCTAGGATGTTACCCATATCTTCATACAGAGCACCTAATCTTTCCTGTAAAGACTTTGACTCTTGAGCTATCTTGCCAAACTGTTTTGATAAACCTGTCAATTCTTTCATATTACGATTGACCGTAATCTTATCAAACCAATCATCAGTTTCTTGGAGAGTATGTGATTTAGCCGATTTAGCAATCCAACTCAATTTTTCCGATATTTTAGATATATTTGATTTACCAAATATAGCTTCACCGATTCCGTTGTAGGATGATATTTCCTTAGTGAGTTGTTTTACATCAACCTTTTCTTCATCAATATCACCATACTTTTCTTTTACCATGTTGGATAAACTCATCTCTTCACCAAAGGCGTTTCTAGAGACTACACCACCCATCATAGTACCAGTAAAGTTTTCTTTCAGTAAATCCTTTAACTTGATTTTTTTAGACATAATATGTCCTCTTATTTATTACGCGAGTGTTACAGATGAATCAACATCGTATATGATATCAGCAAACCAATTTGTTCCATCAGACCAGACCTCTGCCATATCACCAGCTGTTGAGACGTTATGTACAAAGGTAATCAAATCTACAGCACTAACTACATTAGCACCCTCGTCGTTACCATGACCTCTAATATTACCAATGATAAGGTTAGCTGCAGTTGAACCATCAGAAGTAGATGTTATCGTAATCGCTGCATTTGAATTATTTGCGATACTTGGTGCTGCTAAAATAAATTTGTACCAAGCTCCTCTTTTTGGTGTTGGTAGATTGACGTTAAATCCTGTACCTACCGCTTGTTGTGTACCGACCACACCTAAAATAATGTAACCAGACTCATGCACTGATAAATTCTTAGCAGCATTTACGTTTGTCACGTTACAGAAATTAAGTTGGTCACACATTGAATCAAAATACCCTCCGTTTGTATTTTTCAAAGGGTTTTTTAAACTTTGTCCTATTTGCATGTTTACTCTCCTAGATTATTTGTTATGTTTTTATACCTATAAATATAAGTCATTATAATTTTTCTACAAACTAGTATACATACCAGTATGTTTGGTGAACATTCCACGAAGGTCGTCTGCGTAAACTCCCTTGACTTTAGCTTTTACCTTTACACCCCTCACGGATACAAAGTTAAAATACATATCGTACAAATCTTTACCTCTATCTAAATCTATTCTTACGTAGTTTACATTTTTAGCATTTCTACCAATCTTGAAACCCATTCCCTTTGGGCCTACTACGAAATTCTTTGCACCGGTCATAGCGATAAAACGATTACCACCCAACTGTTTTAAGGTCTCACCTGCCTGTCTCTTATCCATTCTTTCATTTACGGATTCATTGACATCGCTCTTACCAGTTAGTTTGTATCCTAATTGTTCAGCGTTTTCTTTTCTAGCTTTTTCGAATTTTTTCTTTTTAGAACCTTTGAGTTCACCACCAAAACCTTCCAATCCATCGTAATCCTGATAGATACCTCTACCTTTTAATTTGATTTTTTTTACTTTTTTTTTTAAACGAGTGGCTTTATTTTTCTCAATTTTTTTCAATAATCTATTACTTATACTTTCAGCTTGACCACCGAACTGTCTTGCGTAGAAACTAGCGTCCGCTTTTGATTGTTTCTTCGGTTCGGTTTTTTTCTTTTTTGCTTTGGATAGCATCGCCTTAGCTCTATCCTTAATTCTATCTATTATACCTTTTGCCTTTTTATGCTGAGGATGACTTTTATTCGATAGTGCGGTTGCGACTTTTACCTTTTTACCACCACCTGTTGAGAGTTCTTTTTCTTTAGCCCTTGCCATAGCAGCTCTGACACCAGCAGCGATGGCAGCAGGATTTTCGAAAAGTTTATTTTCACTTTTAACTCTTGTTGGTAATCCTTTATGTTTCGTCGAAGCATATTTCTTCACGTCTTTCCCTTTCATACTCTTTGCGGCGTCTCGTGCTTTCTTTGAAAATTTTGATGCCGGTGCATCTCCTTTTTGTATCGCCCTAACGATACCCATAAACTTTTGTTGTTTTTTCGATAACGAGGGCATTATTTTAATTTTTTAGTTAGTTTAGCAGCTTCTCTCATGAAGTTGGTAACATTATCTTTATATAATTTTTTGAGTTGTTTTGCAATCTCTCTATTCTCTGGTCTGGCGTCACGTAAGAAAGCTTGTTCCAATTTAAACATCTTATCTCTTAATCCACCTTCTTGTTTCGCTAAAGACTGAAACTTCTTCTTAGCCCTTGCTTTATCCTCTATGGATTCGTTGACCGAGCAACAATCACCACCACACTCACAATTTGACTTACGAAACTCGTGCCAAGTGTCCATGACTTTTCGATTGAGGTAACTCATTAGCTTCCCCTCATAATGTCGTTGATTACTGATTCAACTTTACAGTAATCACCACATGTCCTACCGACTATCTTAGACTCATTTATTGATTCATTGGTTGGATGTAAGAAAGCTCCGTGTGTTGATGGGTTAGAAACGAAATCAAACGCTATAAGTTCGAAGTCAGGTTGTACCTCTTGTGCTTCACCCTCGTTAACTGATTCAACCGAACCCATTCCACGAGAACTGATACCTAACTTGATACCACTTTTGAATAATTCTTTCAATATATTACCACTAGGTGTACCTAAAACTTCGACCGTACCCATTAAGTTATCGCCTTCAAAGTGCATTTCCTTGACATTATGAGAAACATTTTGTAAATTAACGACAGACGATTCAGGATGGTCTAGCTCACCCATGGCTCTTCTTTGATTTATAAATTCATCTGTGTATTTTTTAGCTTCTCTTACTAGTATTTCTTTTGGATAGATTCTACCGTTTTGATTCTTAGACTCGGCACGTTGTAAAACACCCTTAACAATTAACTTACCATTGTTACCCTTCATGGATTCGTTAATTTGCTCTGGTTTTATTTCAAACGGCAAATAATCTACTATTAATTGTTTCATTTATCTCTTCCCATCATGATTTCAGTTCTAAGACTTTCCAACATCTCTATCCATTGTCCAAGTCTTTTCAACATATAATTCTTGTCCACATCTTTCTTCTGTATTTCGACTTGCCATCGTTTCAACAGAGTCGATATACTGAACAAAGTATCCATATAGGACTTCTTGTTCTCTTGAAATGGCATATCAATACTTACTGTAATTGACCGACCTTGTTCGCTAGTTTTACTAACCTTTCACTAACTCTACGTAACGCCTTATGGGTATTTTTCCAATATGACCTTGAATCTACATTCAATTCATTTTTCAAACGAACGTTCATTTTGACTAATTTATCTAATTCATTCAGGCTATCTCTGATTTCTCTCATCGACTTACCAATTTTTTGTTTTGGTGTCATTGATTCATCATTACGATATTCATGATATTTTCCTTCATGAACTTTTGTATACCCACCTGCCTGTGCAATTTTTTTCTTTTTCTCTTTATCTTTTTTACGCCCACCGTAAAAAGCATAAGGAGTTCTAGGTGGGCCTTCACCACCATCGAGATTACCCGTAACAGATACCTCTTCCAATTCTTGTCTGATTAACTCTCTGATTATCTCTTTGAGTTTATCCTTTGTGGACATTCTTAATCTCCTTAATAAGTTCATAATATCTCATCAAAGATAAAACTTGCTTTTCGTTGACAATTTTACCTTTTGTCAAATTTTCTATTTGATTGATTGCTTCTGTCAATTTGATACTTGTAATTTTATCATCTACCCTAGGTAACTCTTTTTTCAATACTGATTTTATACGAGTAACCTCTTTATCAACATATTCTCTTAATGAATTAGTGTTACTGATATTATTAATATAATTCTTAAGTAGTTTCTTTTGGGATTCGTCAAGTGATTTGTACTTTTTGTTGAATTTATCTACTAGTATTTCATAAGCTAGTAATCTTAAATCCTTATCTTGTTTACTATATTCAGCGATTACCTTTTGTTTTATTTTTTCATCATCTATCTTTTTGTGAGTTATATGTTCCAAAACAGTAAATTTAGAATTGACCAATTGGTCAGCTTTAAATTTCTCATCAGTAGTCTCGGATTGAAAAATATTATAGATGGATGCTAATAATCTATAGTTAGGTATTCTACCGTTGAAAAAATCTGTAACATTATAATTTTCTTTAATCGAACTAATCAAATTATACTTTTCTCGACGTAGGTCTGAGTTGTTTAGGTTTTGTCTTTGTTTTATAACCACATTTAATAAATCATTAGCTTTGACTTCTGAATTATAATTTTTTTCTGATAATAACTTATAGAGTTCAAGTTCTTTACCTAACTCCGTCTTTTCATTAAAAAATTTCTTCAATATACCAACTGACTTTGTTGATTTTCCGGCTAACACATCTGCTGTGATTTGTCTTGTCAATAATTCAAAAAGAATACCAGTATTCTTAATTTTTGAATGTTTTATTTTTCGAGCCATTATAGATTACTCCATACAAGTGTATATTTATTCATAAATAAATATAAAGTTAAACAATAATTAGTCATTTGATTTACCATTACTGAAAGAACTTACCTCATTTTGATACTCTTCTTCTAATTCTGATACCTCAGTTATGATTTCTCTATCTTTTTTGTTAAAATTCATTGATTTCTTAAGGGAATCGTAATGTGATAGGGCTAAAGCCTTACCATACTTAGGAGCACCACTACCACCTTTTTTCTTATCGTGAGCTCCCAAAGGGTCTCGTCCTCTCGCTCCACTATCTTTTCCATATTTATTTGGTTCCTTGGGTCTTCCAGCACCTGGCTGTCCACCCTCTTCTGAACCACCTTCGTCATCCAACTCATGACCGGTTCTTCCCAACGCTAAATCTGACGGTGTACCTTGTGATTCGCCACTCTCAGCAGGGTCGTTACCCTCTTGTTCAATTTGTTGTCTTCTAAATTTATTTTTATAATCAAATGTAATTTGTTTATCCATCTCTTTAATTTCGTCCTCTGTGAAGTTGAAGATATTTTTATATATCCATTCGGACGAACATAGCCCGTCTCTTAACATCGAATCAGCCAAAGAAGTTTTATTATTCCAAAGTTCAATTTTTTCTTGTTCATATATCGTTGATGGGTTAGTCAAAGTCAATTCAAAATTTGTTAATTCTGCATCTTGATATCCTTGTGCGTATAAATGAACTATAGCAATCTTTGTTAACTCTGAAAGAGTAATTCTCTGTATCCTTTCTATAGTTCTAGCAAAACGAACATCCTCTGCAGCTAGAGTGGCCTTGGAACCGATTTGATCTTCGAACCCTAGGAATGCTTTAGGTATCCTAAGTGCAGATAATAATTTATTCTTCAAATACTCGATATCATCTGTCGCTTCATATGTCAAACCTGGCAAAGAATCTATACTCGTACCACTATCCCCACCACGGACAGGTAAAAAGAAATCCTCGGTAATATTTTGCATATTGTATTTCAGATTATAATCACCGGTAGTCTCATCGACAACAGGTGCTTTCTTCATTTTATTGATGACTTGTTGCATGTAATTATCAACTTCCGCTGGTGGTATGTTACCTATGTCGAGTTTAAATACTCTTTTTTCGGGTGCTCTCATGATACGATGGATTAACATCGCATCTTCCATCAAGGTCAATTGTTTATATATTTTACGAGCCCCCTCTACTTGTGATTTACCATAAGGTAAATAATTAGAGTCCGATAGTAATCTAAAATGTGCGACTTCATAGTTTTCTAATTCTTCTTTGGTGGATGATTGTTCGGCTTTGTATCTGTGTTCTGCCGTCGCAGCCTCTATTAAAAATTTCACATATTCAGGATTTTCAGGATCTAAACCCTCCAATCTAGACACATCATAAACAGAAAGTGGAACAACATTGGTGATACCGTACTTTTCGTCTATCTCTAACTTCAAAAAGAAGTCACCATACTTACACATGTTACGAATCCATGGCCAAAGATTGAATTCAATATTAACGATATCGTAGAATAGATTGTGTAGTATTTCTTTAATTTGGTCATTATCTGTCTGAATCTGTAAAACCTCACCGTATTCGGATTTCATTGTTGATTCATCGGAATATATATCTAGAGCCGATGATATTATAGCATCGGAGTCCATCGCTTCATAATCCTTAAATAGATTCAATCTCATTGATTTTGTCATCAAGGCATCGGAGTATCCACTCAGTCCGGCACCTGTGAAAATCTTTTGATATCTATCGACAAGATTACTTTTTGCATAAGCTTGTGTGCGACTAGTATCACTTACCTTTAATTTTCTACCACCGACGTTTCTAACAACAACATTGGTTGAAAATAATCTTCTTAATCTACTGAATAAACTTGTATCAGCCATTTTTTACCTCTTATCTAGTAACCAATCTAGTGATTCTGGTCTTTTATTGATTTCCATAGTCCAAGAATCATTGATATTTTGTTTAGGAGTGTATACACCTTGATTAGATGTTATACTACTCATAGCTTTCTTCTGTAATTCAATTCCCTCTGCTCTTAATCTTAACGCAGTTTCTCGTATCCATAATCCCATAGCGTAAGACATTACAAGGTCGTCATTATAGCCGGACATTGCCTCTGCTCTACTACCATTATATATAAATACAAACAACTCATCAATTAGTCGATTCGAACGAACTGTAACTAATCTTTCTCTGAAAAATTCTTCTAACTTAGCAATCACTAACGGTCTTGTTTTTTGTGTTAATGTGAAACCAGGTACGAGTTGTTTTTCAGCTCTGTTAATTTTATTGTTGACCTGTCTATGTACATCAACAACTTGTAAATCTTTACTCATATAAAAGAGATTTTGATATTCCCTATCAATACATTGTTGTAGAGTCGCCCAACCTATGTTGTTATTTTCAATCACAAGTAAAGCGTCATTATATTCGATTGATATGTTAACTAAAAGATTTCCAAAATCTCGTGTGGACATTCTACCTTTATATTCAGCGACTTGTTCTAAACTTTCTATATCAAGAATGTGAAAAGCAGAATAATCCGATGAATCACCACGACTTACATCTGCACATACTATATAATCCTTTGTATAGTTTGGTGGCTCCCATATCCAAACATTACTATCAATACCTCTTTTTTCAATCGGTTCTCTTACTTGATTGTTTTTATATTCCTCAAGAATCAGACCATCGACGACCGATTGACCAGATGTGATAAAGTCACAATCACATTCTTGTGCTGCTAATGATGGGCCTAACAAAGAATCTTGTTCTTTTCTCCAATCATCTCCTCTTTCGGGATGAACAGTCCAATGTAGTTTGATAAAATTGAAATCATTCAATCCATCTTCGGAATCCATCCAAGTTCTATGAAACCAATTTCCTACACCGTTTGGTGTGGATAGTGCTATACATTGACCACCAGTGGATAGTGTCTGTGATGCAGCAGCCCATATTGTATCAATTTTATCTATGAATGCAGCTTCATCGAGAACTAACAATGATAATGCCTCTGAACGACCTGCATCCTCTCCACTCGATACAGCCTTTATCTGTGAACCATTTTTATATCTCAGAGATAATTTATTATCCTCAACACATTTTTGTTTCAACCAAGACGGTAGATTAGCATGCATCACCCTAACTTTTGTGACTAGATTTTTAGCGACTTCTTGTTTAGTAGCAATAACCAAAATATTTTTATCTTGATGAAATGTCATCATCCACAGAGAATAACCAGCCGTAATCGTTGATATACCTAGTTGTCTTGCTTTTAAAATTATGTTGAAACGGTGTTGCACGAAGTCTTCAATTGTTTTTTCTTGAAAATCGTAAAGTGCGAAAGGTATCTTACCTTTTATCGGATGCTGTATAAAACAGTATCTTTTCAAAAAGTAGATAGGGTCTGAGGCGCATTTTACATACTCCTTCCTTATGACATCTTTCAATTGTCCTTTTTGGTTTCTCTTCATTTTTTACTTATGTAATACGTGAACCACACCCGTAGCACCAATGACAACCTTTTTAGGTGCTATCTCGTATAAAGTATCAGCCGTCAAGGTTGAACCTGGTAATGTACCACCATTCTGTAGTTCAATCGTAACATTCGTTACGTTCTCACAAATGAATCCAGCAGCTATAGCCGAGCCGGTAAACGCGATTGTTTTGTTCGAACCAACCAAGGTTGCCTTATTATAGAAACCAGGATTTTTAAATTCCGGTGCACTTCTACTAGTTACATCGGTTCTATTATTTGCTCCACGTTTTGTCTGAGCCATTGTTATTCTCCTTTAAGTTAAAATTCCCTATATATAAATATATTATTTTAAAGAATCTTCCATTTTTTTAAGATAATCTAGAGCTTCTTCTGCTTGTTCCAATATGAAACTCTTATCAATATCCCATTTTTCCTTATCAACCGAATAACCATCGGGTCTGAATTGTTGATAAAACTCAGGTGCCTTTTGTTTTTTAAATTGTTCTATAGTTTCTCTTTGTTCTTTTATCCAAGATAGCTTATTTTGTTTGATTTTTTCCTTTTCCCAATCCTCATAGGTTCCGTCTATCCTCATTTTATTTTCGACTTTGACCTGACAATCAAAACAATGACCATACAAACGATACATTTTATCATCGAGTCTTTTTTTCATTACCTTTTTACATGTCGGACAAAACCAAGGGGTACGAGCGGCTGATAAGGCTTTTGACCTTTCACTTGACTTTTCTCTGTCTTCCGCGATTTGTTTTTGTCTTTGTTTTTTTTCATCAACATCTTCCATACTCACAAATATTCTTTTCTCTGGTGTACCACCATCAAGAATGGTTTGTAGAGCTTGATTTTGTCTTTGATTTTCTTTACTATATCCTGCCATAACTACCTCTAAACGAACTTTAACATTCCTAAAATTTGATTCGCTGGTGCGAAAGCACCAGTATACTTATACAACTTACCCTTGAACACGAAGGTGATACCCTCTGTTGGAACCACCGCCTTTAAACCACCTATTGCTTTTAATCTATCGAGTTGTGTCTTAAGTGTATTGATGACCTTTGGGTCTTTTGATGTTTTTACTTGTTTTATTGCCTTAGCTAAATCTTTTCGAATCTTTTGTGCTGCTTTATCAGGATTCGCTGCTATGAAATCAGATAGATTTGATAATATCTCTGCACCTAACTCGAAAAATAAAACCTCCCAATCTCTGATATGTTTTTTTTGTAAGCCTTGTAGGTCTGTTTTATCGGTACGAAGCACCCAATTCAAGAAATTTTTATTTGTTATTTCACGTCTTATATCAGGTACTCTATAAGATTTATCTAAGAATGCCCATCTTTTTGTTAATTTACCCAAAACATTATTAGGTATATTGTATTTATATTGTTTCGCTGCATTGAATATAAACTCTGTCCAATAAGCCTGATGATAATCAGCTAAGGTATCCGTACCTCTCAATGCGAATTGTTTTTGTAATCTATTTAGTTTACCGATAAAGTATTTTTGTTTTCTACTAAAATCCTTCACTTGTGGTAATTTAGATATAAACGGTTTTTCAATTTTAAACGCTTTTTGTATATCTTGATTTATCTGTTTAATCATACCGGCTAACATCCTAGCACTACCTCTGTCCTCTCCGATTGGGGAACCGTCGGTATCATATTCAATCGTACCGTGAAACTGTAATAGGGCTTTATCATAAGGTATTACATTTGCAGTCTTCGGATAAATAACCTCTAAAGACATAAATTTTTTACCATCATCAAATATTTTTTCTTTTTGTTTATCACTAAGTTTACCGATAGCTTTTTGTAAATCCCTCATGGCGAATACAAATGCTTTTTCTATATCTCCACGACCAGCAAACATCGATTGAATACCACTAATGTCTGGTGCGTTTGCCCCATGATTCTTTATATGACCTTTATTTCTAGCAGCGATAAGTTTGTTGTTTTTCCAACTTATCATTATGTTCTGACCATCTGTTTTTTCTGTGACTGCACCCTCTTTGTCTAATTTACCTTGTAGGGTATTAATAATTAGTGTTTTAAAATCTGAAAATGTAAGATTTTTGTCATCAAAAGGATGGTTCAAATGTCCGTAAGCTCCACCCTCTAGTAACACACCTTCTTTAAAATTTTTATCATCACTTTTTTGGTCATTTGATTTTATATAGGTTCCATCTTTTGATTTAAAATATACGTCGGCGTCATCTTCGTTTTCCTTACCTTTTAATTTATACCTACCGAAACCAATCGAAACATATTTGTGGTCTCTTGACGGTAAAAGTTTTTTCCTTTCCCCAATCAAGATTTCTACTTCTTCATTTAAATTTATCTCTTTTAGTTTTAATTTTTGTTTTTCTGTATTACCAACATTATCATCACCGATACCTGGTACCACTGGAGTCTCCACCTCTACACCGGTATAATTATTACCATCTGGTGTAATACCCATCCATTTTACCAACTCATACCCAATATTATGCAATACAGTTCCTTCTATATAATTTTTATAGGATTTTATTGGATTGTCTGTACCAAATCTAGTACCATATTTACCAGATTGTTTACGACCATAAGCTACAGCAGGAACTACATTGTATTTGAGGGTGTAATCATAATCAGGATTTATCGCATGTTTTCCTAAAATATATTGTACGACTTCCCAACCAGTATCACCGTACATATCATCCAACCATCTTTTGGATTGATTCTTATAATCATTGAAACCTCTGTAGAAAGTTGGTGGGCCGTCATCTGTTGGGTTTATCGCGGTCAAACTTGCTTCGTTGACTAATTCTTTAAAATCTGTGTTGATAACGAAACCCTCTATACCCTCGTATAACTTTCTGAATTTATTCGTCATCATGTTATATATACCTTGGTCGAAGTATCCAAAAACCTTTTTAAAAGATTTTTTTCTTTCCTTATCATCTATTCTTGGGTCACCCAATAAAGACCTCATCTTAGTACCACTCATGTTACCGAATTGTGGTGCAGTGATAAAATATCCATGTTCTTTATATCCTCGGATGTCCTCTCTACTTTTCTTGTAATCACGAAAATATTTACCACCCCTTAATCTACCAGCATCTTTCTGTCCAAAAGCATAAACAACCGCGGTGGTTTCAGGATTGAATTTTTTTGTTACGTTATCAGCAACGTATGGTGACCTTTCTTGTATGATTCTATTTTTAGGTATTCCCATCTTAACCATATGACGTACTTTTTCCTTAAAATTCATTGGGTGTCTAGGGAGTTGTTTGATGTTAGAAGTCGTTATATAAGCCTCATCAACCTGTTTAGACAACCATTTATATGTTGCAAGATGTCCACTATGAAATGGTTGAAACCTACCACCGAATACACCGATGGTTTTTTTAATTTCTTTTTGTTCATTTATCCCTAATTTTTTTCGTAGAGAACCGATTTTTTTAATGAGTTCTTTCTGTTTAGAAGAACCAGGTATCATTTTAAAAGCTTTATTATATAACTTAATTAATTCTGTTTTATTATCTTCCCCTATAACATCGTACCCTATGAGAGCCATTGCTAAATCTCTATCAGAATCTCCTCTGAATTTTTTTGCTACTTTTTTATAATTCTTTTTAATCATAGCGGATGCTTTCTTCGGAGACTTTCCAACCATTACTAAAATTTTATGTATGGAATCAATTGTTTTTTTATTTTCATCTACTTTCTTATAACCACTGCCATAAGGAACAGATGTGTTACCACGTTTCTTCATCTTCTTAACCATCTTACGACTTGGTGACGGTATGTTACCACCGTAGAGTTTCGCGGCTACAGTCGCGAAATCCTCGTTCTTTTTCTTTGTTTTCTTTTTCATCTTATTGATATAAGCTCGGTAGACAGCTGCTTGTGAAGCCTTACCCATCTCACGAGCTCTCTGTTCCATTGCAACCGCCGCCTGTATCTTGTGAGCATGACTCCTACCGCTGTTTCTAATCTTACTGACCGAGGCTCTCGCATCTTTGACGGTAGCGAACTTTAATCCTTTGATAGTACCTTTCGGATTTTCATCCGTGTATAAATCGGAATGAGATTTGGAACCTCTGTGTTGTCCTTTCTTTCTAGGAACCCTAGGTGCCTCGTCTACATTTTTCATCGTACGAATCGTCGTTATCTTTTTTCCATTTATCGTTGGCATACCATGGTCGTCTTTTCCAATTGACTTAACAACAACTTTTTTATTTTTGAATCTACCGGTAAGGATAGTATCACCAACTTTTATCGGAATATTTATGGATTCGAAAAACTTCGACTGGCCAGGATCTTTGAATATTTTAGAGTGTTTCTTTTCTCTCCGTATCCATTTTTTAGCTATCTTATTCTTCGGTGGTTTTTTTAGGAATTTATCAATCCCCTTACTGACCAACATCTTGAAATGTTTTTTAATCTGAGCATCGGATAACATTTTATTGTTCTGTACAATCATAAAATTAGCACCACCGAATAAACCTTGGAAAGCACCTAGATTCGATTGTACATCCTCCCAACTTTTTTTGACAATCGCGTCGGGTACAACCCTATCTCTTTTTTCATTTCGTTCTCTGGCAATCTTCAATGATGTGTTGACAAAGACCATGTAGGTATCGTAACCCATATCCATCAGTTCTTTTCTTCTCTTTTTAATCTTTTCGAACTTATGACCAGTACCATCTATGATGACACCCAACTTACCCTTGGTATAAAGTCTTAATCTTTCTTGACTCAAATCCTTTGCAAATTTTCTCAATCCACTTGTATCGTAATCAACAGGCTTACCTTGTTTGTCCACACCAGTCAAGTCTTGAAATAAATCATCAGGCATATTATCGATATCCGTAGTACCAAAGTATTTTTTCAACAACATCTCTAGTTCAGAGTCTTGATTGACCATCTTTAGACCAGTCTTCGATACGTTTATCTTTTCAGGTATACCGAATAACTTCTGTGCTACGAAAGACTTACCGCTACCAGGTCCACCGGCGAGGAATATAGCTTTGAAGATGCCAGGATCTCTGACACCCTCTTCTATAATATCTTGTTCTAAAAATGGTTTTGTCAACCATTCGGTCAATTTATTCATTTACACTTCCATTGTCCTACGATACCATCCGAATAAGAACTTTTCTTGTTCGGGTTTTCTATTCACCAAATCATAGTAATGTTTCAATCTATAGCAACGAACCCTCGATAGCGACGGATTGAATTCTTTGATAGCTCCTAAAGTTTTAGGGCCTAACCCACCATCGACCTTAAGGTCTGCTTTCTTGGAATTACAAGCTCTCTGTAGAACCTTTACCGCGGTTCCTTTACCTTGATTCACACACATATCGAAATATATATGTCTCAACTGTTCAGGCATCTCATCGACTTTGTTTTTATCCCAATAATCTCTTCTATAAATATCTTTTGCTTTATCTTTCGTTAAATTTTTTATATCTACGTCTGGATAGAAACGTTTAGCGATACCAAAATTAGTCTCACCGCCTAAATCATTTGGGTCATTCACATATCCACCCTCATGATGTAACGTTATTTCTATTATATCGTCGAATTCTTTCAACATTTTATTTCTCCTTTTATTAATTATCCACAATGATACGTACAAGCCAAGAGTTTATAGGTCGTGGATTCGTTACTCCAAGTTACACTATCAGTAGCTTTGGCAACCGTATAGTTATGTAGTAAGTCATCACTCTGTTTACATCCATATCCACCCGAACCCGACGCAGTTGTTATATAATCTCCTATCTCTATATCACCATTTTGATTGTTGACCAATATATAACCATCCCCAACGCTAGCTATGAGATGTTGGTCTTTAAGTTCAATATTGAAACCAATATCCTCATTCCATTCATAACTTCCTAGATAGACACCGTAGGCTCTTTTATCTTGATATGTCGAAGAAGACACCACAAAATTTAAAGGTTGAAAACTACTATCATAACTTGAACTTACAGATGATACTATGGTTCCTCGTTCATAATATAATTCTAAGCTAGAACTCGGTAGATTTGTAGCAACATCAGCTGATGGAGAGTCGGATTCCATCATATACGCACTATGAGCACCCGTGAATGGATTATAACTTATTGTTCCGCTAGTACCAGTAATTGTACCGAAACCATCTCCGTCACCATCTTGAAAATTTACGAAAGTGTTGGTGCCACTTTGGTTATCAGTCCCAATCTGAATAACGATACCTGACCTATTGGCATTATTTCCATCGTTACGAAAATAAGCTACGTAAGCGTTGTCGGCATTGGCGAGAAACTGTGCCACTCTACCTCTGTATGTATTTTCTGGTGAATCACCGATTCCCAAAACTCCCATACTAGCGTCAAGAACGAAGGCTTGATCTAAATCAGCCATACCACCGATTGATGCACCAGAGTCCACTTCCATTCTGACATCTACATTACCACCACCCTCGTTGAAAACAGCATCGTTACTGTCGATATCAAGGATATTGACACCACCAGCATCAAATCCTATATCATCCGTACCGAACACAATCTTTGTATTAGTATCACCACCGTGTATCAATGAACCTGCGATTGTTAAATCTCCATTGACGTCCAACGATGATTGGGGATTATCCGTGCCGATACCGACCTTGCCGTCATGGGTTATACGCATCCTCTCGAATAAATCATCGTCTGAAAGCTCGTTTGTAGCGAATATCATGTTACCATCTGTACGATCGTTTGTCGCGTTATCGCGGACTACAGCAATCGCACCGTTGATTGCGTCTAAGTCACCCAAACCTGATGAATCTTCGATTTGAAAAGCTATTCCGGCGAATGATGCCGATGTCTGACTTTCGCATTGTATCAAAAGTTGATAATCAGTGCTGTTCAAGGTATTAGACCAAACCGTATTTTGGTCGTTTCTAATAGTCACACCACCTGTGTCGCTGAATTCAATCTTTGTTCTAGTCGCATCCATGGTCATCAAATTGGTGGTCGTGCTCACATCATCATCAGGTGTTGTGTTAGGATGAATACCTAGTTTAATCCTATTGTCTGCACCCATGGCTATGATTGATGTTCCCTGCGGATGAACGAGATCTTCGCCAGTGTCGACTAAATCACCATTACCGATAAAGATTGTCGATAAACTATCCTCAGGTGGGCCTATTTCCAATTTCGTACCTGATGCTAAACTTACTTTCTTGGTTTTCACACTCGTGAAAGCCTCCAAAACGTTGACGGAGGCCGTCGGTGCGTTTAACTCATATCGGTCTGTGAGATTATCATAACCTAAGCTCATTCTGACCGAACTACCGCTTACCCATTGAACGAAACCCTCTCCGAAAACCTCATCCCAAATCAGATTACTCCTCATACGAGCCTGTGGGGACATCTTGAATCCTCTTTTTAAAGCGATATTATCGGATATAAATTCACCTGATATATAGTTCGTAGTATCGGTTGATGAGTCTGATAGTTTGAAGTTCTCCGTATATATGGGGACACCTTCGGGTAAACCTAGAACCGAGCATACCTTCGTGCCAT